ATGCGGAACAGCGTCTAACGGGATCTTGCTTCACCCTTCATGCCATACCAAAGTTGAAATGAACAGGTCAGAAGCGATCATCAACGGATGGCTCGTTAATCAAGGGCATGATCCTGAGTTCGTCGCCATCAACAGATTCGGGCAGTTCGTCCATCTGCTCCCAAATGGTTCGGTTGTGCCCGCTAACTCCGCGTAGGTCTATTGACTTTGTTATTTTTGTGCGCATATGCTTGAGGACAGGGAGAGCAGGGTTGTCCTCGATGTGGCAGCGAACCAGATAGTCAATGTCTTTGCGGTAAATATCTGTCAGTGATTCAAGTTGAGAACTTGTCATTGTCTTGCGAGCAGAGTAGGCAGCGTCTCGCTTGGCTGTTCTCAGTTGCGAGGAGAGGAACTTCTGGATTTTGTGTATGACTTTGAGACGCTCGACTGGATCTTTGATTGCGTAGATCCTGTTCATGGCTTCGAGCATCTGGTCTTCGACTGGTAGGTAGTGGTTTGACATGCCAGAAATACTACTGTAAACTGACTCCCAGAGGGTGAGGAGAAATGCAAATGATGATTAACACTACGCAGTATCAGCAATTGCTGAAGCCGCTCAACGAGATGCGAGTAGCCAAGCGAGGACAGGCTGGACGTCAGTTGTCCTACCTAGAAGCGTGGGATGTCAAGGCCCACCTGATCCGCATCTTTGGATTCGGTGGCTGGTCAGCCGATGTCACTGAGGCAGTGATCGCCTTTGAGGAGAAGACAGAGAAGGGCATGTGGAACGTCGGCTACAAGGTCACGCTCCGACTCATTGTCCACGACCTTGGCTGTTCCTACACAGAAGCGGCAGTCGGGTCTGCTACGCTTCCACAGAGGGGCGAGGCGCACGACATGGCAATCAAGACCGCTGAGTCGGACGCACTCAAGAGAGCAGCAATCAACCTAGGAACACAGTTCGGGCTATCGCTATACAACGACGGCAGCCTGAAGGACGTTGTCGGGAAGACACTCGACAGAGAGAACGGAGAGGTAAATGAGTAACATCGAGGACAAGGCGCAGAAGATCACTGCGCTGGTGAGCGAGTCGCTCAACGATTTCATGAACAGATCTGATCGGTCGGTCCAGTCGGATCAGGGAATCCTTGGCCCCAGCGACATTGGCTTCTGCCGTCAGCGTGCAGTCCTGATGACCAAGGGAGTCAAGCCAACCGACAAGACAGAGAAGTGGGCTGCCGCTGTCGGAACCGCCATTCACAACTACGTTGAGGAAGCGCTCAAGAAGAGCCACCCTGACTGGATTCTTGGCTCAATCGACAACCTGACCGTGACAGCAGAGTTCACGAGCGGCGTTAAGATCAGCGGCCACCCTGACATCGTCGTCCCTTCAGCCAATGCTGTCTTAGATATCAAGACAGTTGATGGTTTCGAGTGGGTCAAGCGTGAGGGAACCAGCAAGGCGCATGACTTCCAGCGCCACATCTACGCTCTTGGCTGCGTCCAGAACGGTGTACTTGACGGCGACAAGCCTGTCTATGTTGGCAACGTGTACTTTGATCGTTCTGGCAAGATCAGCGAGCCCTACGTTCTTATTCAGGAGTACGACGCCAGAGTCATTCAGGAGGCTGATGACTGGATCGGCGATGTCATCTACGCAGTGAAGAACGATGAGGATGCGAGCAGGGACATCCCGTCTCCTGTGTGCGAGAGGATCTGTCCGTTCTTCAGCGTGTGCCGTGGCTCGCTCGAGGACAGTGACCCGACAGAATTCATCACCAACCCTGAGTTGCTATCTGCTATTGATATGTACGTTGAGGCTCGAGATATTTCTAAGAATGCTGAGGCCATGAAGAAGGAGGCCCAGATCCGTCTCGCCGGGATAAGCGGCAGCACAGGAGAGTGGCAGGTACGCTGGGTTGAAGTCGCAGCGACTCGTGTAGAATCGTTCGACAAGGCTGCGTACAGCCGTATGGACATCCGCCGCGTGCGGAAATAGACCGGGGAGCGCCTGTCGACCAGAGATTTCCCCCTCGCTATCTCTGGTTGCTCCCTGTGAGCGGGGGGAGAGCGACCTCTCCCGCAATCCCCCCGCTCTGCCCCCTTCAGGAGAGAACTGAGGAGAGAAAATGCCACAACAATGCTGGGCATACGACAAGAACCGTCGCCGCTGTGAGAAGCCAGCAGGCCACGAAGAAGCCCACGCCATCCTGATCGAATGGTCGGACAGCGAATGTTACGACCCGTCATCTGGACCGGCTAAGGCACAGCCCGTTGCGGATGTTTCACATGAAACAGAACCCAAGAAGATCAAGCCATGCGTAGCCTGCAAGCATTCCCATAAGGGCGGGTCATGCAAGTGCGGCTGCCACACACACATTGGATAGGACAATGACCAAGAAGAAGATCATCCCCTACAAGTGCTACAACTGTGGATCTTTGCGTGTAACAGTTAAAGTTGAAGGCATGTACTCCTGCGAGGTATGCGCTAGGCCACGCAAGAACGACGGACTCGACGACGAAAACTGGACAGCACGCGCCCTATGTAGAAAAGTTTCGCTCGATTTTTTCAGCGAAAACCCGATCGACATCCGAATGGCAAAACTTATTTGCACCGAATGCCCAGTCAAGGACACCTGCCTACAGGAAGCAATCAGCAGGCGCGAAATGCACGGCGTCTGGGGTGGCACCGGAGAATCGGAACGTCACCAAATGTTCCGCCGACTGCCACCCCGCGCCTCTGTCAGATAGGACGATTGCCGTTCTTATCGATCTTCAACTTCTTCATAACATCCTCAACGTCAGCCTTACGCATACCGGGAGCGATCTCCGTATGCATCTCATCAACAGCGTTCCAGTCCCCACCCCAACGCAGCAGACGCCGCCCATCCGTGGTCGTGTAAACATCCAACAGACCATGGACGATCTTCCGCTCACCGTCCGTCATGTGACGCTCCTGATCGGCATGAAGGATGTCGTAACGGAGATCGACGGCTGAGCCGGAAGCATGATTCGAAAGTTTCGGGTTCAACCGGGCATCCCGATACTCCCAGCCATCCACCGGCCCCTTGTCCAACTTCAGGCGGGGCGGCATGAGCCGGTTCCAGTCAGCACAATACGCACCAAGGACCGGGCCAAGGAACTTGCGGACAAGGATCTTGCGGGACGTCCCCGGAATCTGGAACCACACAAGACGTGGATCGCTCGAGTTGGGGATAGCGGTCCAGCCGTTCAGGGAGATAGCCATTACTGCTCCTCAGGGGTCATGTGGGTTAGGGCCATAACAGGCGACACGATGCTGCCAATCAGGGCGATCCACAGCGGGGCAGCCTGCTCGCTGATCGCACCGTAGAACACCAGCAGCGGGATGACTGCGAGCGAGATGGTGTAGATCCGCTTGCGTCCCTCACGGGAAACGATCCAGTTCCAGATGTTCTTCACTTGTGCTCCTTATCAAGATGCCAATCAATATGATCGTTCAGTCTGCTCTCTATGCGGTTTAACTGGTCCCTGAGGGACGAGCCGCCGTTTGGTTTGAACTCCCTGCTCATATGAATGTTGGCTTTGATGAGCCAGCCAAGAGCCGCGAGAACGATGCTTACCATTGTGAGGATGGTGAGCATTTCGCTCGGAGTGTCAAACCATTCCGGCATTACGCACCTGCTCCAAGGGCGATCCAGTTAATCGTTATGCTTGCACCGCTTGCTCCTAGAGAACCATCGATGCTACGCACTCTAACCAAAAAATTATTGCTTGAGTAATTGATGTCATCGACTGCAACATTCCATAGCGCAAGATCTCCGACAGCAACGACTACTGGAGTTGACGAGAAAGCAGTCCCACCCAAATTTACTGTTGCGGTATTAACATTAACCCCAGAAATGCTAATAGATGCCGTTCCCCTCTTAATTCCATGGAACGAGGTGGCCGCATTCTGAGCACGGACATAAGCCGTGGTAGCAATCCGGGTGCTGTCATCGCTAGTACTGGGAGTTGTTGAGTCAGGAGTTCCAGTAAAAGTTGGCGACGCAATCGGAGCGCGACTCGTATCTGTCGGATGGACGTGATTGCCAAGAGCAAACAGTGACGCAGCAGTTCCGACGCTTGCTGTTCCATCAACAAGTGGAGTTGTGACAGAAGCCTGATTCTTTACATACGCAGTAGTGGCGATCTGGGTACTGTCATTTGTAGTTGCAGCAGTAGGGGCAGCAGGAGTTCCTGTAAAAGTAGGAGATGCGATAGGCGCCCTACTTGTATCAGTCGGATGAATATGCCCACCATCAGAAAAGTACCCTGTTGAACCAATGGCAGCAGAGCCATTCATTGCAGGATTAGTTGTGTACTTCTGGTCCTTAACGTATGCAGTAGTAGCGATCTGGGTAGTATCGGTTGTTGCTGCTGCCGTGGGTGCTGTAGGAGTCCCTGTAAATGCTGGTGAATCAATAAAGGCGACAGTTCCACTAGCGTTAGGAAGAAGAATCGATTGGTCAGCGGTTGGGTCAACTACACTGAGCGTCGTCTCAAAGTTATCTACCGTCGATCCTTCAAAAATAATTCCGCCATTAGCGATTACTGCACCACTCAAAGTCTTATTAGTAAGAGTCTGAGCATCAGCCGTTCCAACAACAGAACTTCCATTCACAAGCCCATGGATAGCGACTGTCGATGTGGATGCTGCAGTATTAACGTGATAGTTCGCTTCGTCGGCGTCGGTGGCAGTGAACACATGCTCAATGACTGCACCAGCAGAGTGAGCGGAAATAGTCGTATCGTCAGATCCGCGTCCTGTGGAAGCCACAACAGTAAGCGTGTTCCCTACACGCTCAGAACAAAGTATCTTTTCCTCATTCGCTGTTCCTCTATCAATCACAACAAAAAACGGGCCGATTCCAGTTGTTACACCGTCCGGCCAGTTGGTCAGATTGTTGCAATAAATGGTGACATCAGAAGATGTACCACCAAGAGTAGATGTAATGTAAGAAGGCGCTGCTGCACCAGCATATTCGCGACGTGTCACTGTACTTCCTCCACTACTAGAATGAATACACCCTGCCAGCCATGGCCATTAGCGGACAGTTTCTCTGGACGCCACAAGAAGTCCTTGCCATACACGGTGTATGAGCGACCTGACTCTTGCAGATTGAAAACAGACCCCGACTGGACAAACCCGATTAGAGTGTCCAACTCTGAAAGAACATCACGGTTATATGTGACACCGTCAATTTCGATCTGCTCATAGTTCATAACGGGCAGAGTCCAACGGAACGCTCGTCCTCGAATGGGGAAAGCGCGGATCTCCCAACGAGTAAACGTTGGCCCTGATGAAGTAGTTGTCGTGTTCCTCTTGAGAACGTAGCGTGGTTCAACCCTAGAGAACTGCTTACCGTTAAGACTGATGTTCTCTGAGCGGATCGTATTAGGGGTGCTGACTGTGACAAGCCTTGAGTAGGACTCAGAGTCGTAGGAAATATCAATCGAGATAGAGCCGCTCAAGGGGAGCCACTTAGCCTGCGTGTAGAGAGCGGTCTTCAAATCCTCCACGGAGAACGAGATCGTGCCCTGCTCAATCCACCCGGCTTCAACAAGGTTACTTGTCTCGAAGTAAACCCCGACCCCGTCGATAGCAAAGACACGCTTGCCAAGGAACGTGGTAACGGATCGCACCGTTCCGGTAGAAGCCCACGCAGGGGTCGCAGCGGAAGCGTTGTAAGCAGACAGATCGTCGGCGTAAGCGGGAGCGAATCCACCGACTGTGAATGTCGAAAGGTCCATCCGGCCAAGACCAGACACGGTCGACGCCGGGAACAGCGATGTGTCGACTCCCTGTGTGTTGCTGTAGGAACCGTTCATGCTTGAGTTGCCGTACCAAACAAAACGATCCTGTCCCTCGAAACAGTAAACGGGGCTGGATGTTTGGATGATCGGGCCAAGGGTAAGGTCACCATTAGCGTCAGGCTGTGCCATCCGCACGCCCTTGCTCGTGCCAATAAATATGTAGCCAAGATATGAGCCGATGCTGTAACCGATCTCCCCGTCAGGAAGAACAGCAGCAGTGATATATGTTTGGAGTGCAGCGGTGGTGGCGTTGATACCGATCTTGTGGACAACCCACTTGTCACCCATGCCAGCGAGAGCATAGATATGCTGCGGCCCATCGCAGAAGTCAATCCACCTGAACGCAGGGTCCGGGTAATCGGCACCTAGTTGGTTCTTTGTAGCGGTAGAGGTGACCTGCCACAGTTCGTTTCCGTCGCCACACATCAAGTGGTCTTTAGTCCAGCCGATACTGACAGCAGAAGCGTTCATCGCGATATGAAGACTGTATATGCTTGAACTTGAGTGCTCCCAAATTTCCCCGTCTTCATGGAGCGTGTACACCTTGTTACCGCTGCTAGTCACGTCAATAATTTCTGACGCATGGGGGCTGCTCGACGTGCCAGATCCGCTTAATGCGGTGTACCACCAGAGAGTCTGATTCTGAATAATAACCAGATAAGAATTAGCAACGGCAACAAAACACTTATATGACCCAGTCAAAGTCTTGAGTCGATCAGTCTGAGGGAGAAGACTCAACTGCCATTTAGTAAAAGGGTCAATACCAAACGAATCCTTATAACGATAAGGCAAAGCGTCGTCACGATCCATGTTCGACTGGCCAGCACCGTAATGCCACGACTGCTGCATCTGCCGCCAAATATCCTGCGGAAGTAGCAACAGGTCACGGTTATCGGAAGTGTTGCGCTGCTGAACAACATCCACAGCCTGACGCTGATACTGGCCAGACGCTGTATCCATCAAATACGGGCGGCCAGCAAGACCGACGACCGCTGCGGAAAATGACGACGGGAGAGCAGCGGTGCTCTCACTGAACGGCTCGTCAAATTCCCGCGTGATCTGCATATCAGACCCCCATAAAAATCGGGTAGCGTTGAATCAGGCGAGCGTACTCATCCTGAACGCGGGCCTTGTAATCACGCTCAAATGCAGCAGCAGAAGAAAGATTGACGCTCGAACCAACCTCATCTGCACGTCGAGGATCGCCCTGAGTGGCAATCTGATTGCGGCGAGAATCGGTTGTGCGCAAAAGAGTAACCACCATGCCCAACGCGGGGATATCCGTCATGCTGTCCGACAGTCCGCAGTCCTCTACAACATCATCAGTGAGGCTGGTCGCCTGAGTAAATGGGCTCTTATAGGTAAATTCAATCTCTGTGCCAGATGGAATATTAATAAGTAACTGGACGCGATTTCCGTTTGGCGTGGCCTGCCAGTTGTAGTGTGAAGGATTGAGCGCGGTCCACACATCAGGAGTACCCGGAAGCCGATAGCGAACACGCAGCAGATTGACCATCCCGGTCGCTGCCAGAGGCACCTCATATGTCTGATAGGACGGCTCAACGTTTGCTGTCCATGCACCAATCTTGTAAAGACCACTTGTGGTAGATGACAACTTTCGCATCTCGTCGTTGAACAGCGAGAACAGATAGAAGTCAGTGACACGGGGCTTGATGCGGATAACGTCTCCCTGCGTTACTGCTTCCTGCGGGGCATTGTCATATCCGGGGATGACAGATACCGAACTGTTCTGACCATTGACCGACTTGACATACCAAACATTCAGGCCGCTCGAGATAATGCTTCCCGGCGTAATGCCGGTAACATCCAACTGCATTGGGATAGTCGTGGCCCCAGCAATAACATTCGCGCCAGCAAGATTGATCTGCTCACTCATCGACCCATACGCGATACGGCGAGCATCAGAGCACACATCAAAAACGGTCGTCATGCTGCGGCCCTTTCGTAGAATCTAATGTTCGCGGCAAGTCTATCGTCATACGGGTCAAGCCTCAGAGCATGCAACCCATACTCCATAGCCTGACTATGTAGACCAAGTTTGTGGCAGGCGATAGCAGCCAAATCGTAGGCACGCGACCCCCACGCGAACGCCTCAGTCAGATAGTCCAGCGGCCTCTCCGTGATCGACATTGCTTCAACAGCGTGCCGGAGGCAGGCCCACCAGTCGCCTCGATCATGGAGAGCCTGCGCCAATTCAACCCGCGCTTCACGTCGATCTGGGTCTTCAAGGACCGATCCGTACAGCCAGCCGATGTCACCCGTGATCTTGAATAGATACCGACATGACTGTGCCCGTTCCGCTGCCCATCGCGCAGACGGCAGGTTGAGATGACGCTTGAACTCCGCTTCCGCTTCATCAAGCAAACCCTTGTAGTAGTACTCGCGGGCAAGATAATGAGCATTACGGTCATCATCTGGGTCTTCTTTGACAGCCAATTCCAAAAGCGGGAAGTAACTTCCACGAGACTTAAGATGATCAGGAAAATGATGAATCTCAAGACCACACCACCCCTGAATCTCAGTTCCATTACAGGTGATCACCTCATGCACAGGATGCTTCCAGTAATAGTTATGACGCGAGTGGATCTTGTCGCCACCGTACTGCAGCCCCGGCACACCCGGCTTAACCCATGACCATGTGTACTTGTACCTCGGACGGGTGACACCCTGAGCGTGCATCCGCTCAAGTTCCTCACGCCACCCCGGCAGCAGCACCTCATCCATGTCCAGCGAGATGCAGTAATCAACATCAGCGGGAACCATCTGGAGGGCAGCGTTCCGTGCCACATCAAACCGCCATGGATCAAACTTCCGCTGCATCACATCAATGCCAAGATCACGAGCGATGGTGACAGTTTTGTCGTCGCTGCCCGTGTCAAGGATATGGATGCTGTCAGCGTCCTTGGCTGAGTTGTACCACCGCTCAACAAACGACGCCTCGTTCTTAGCGATGGTGTAGACGGCTACCTTCACTGGCCCGCCTCCAGCGCCTCAACCCGCTGCTGCAGATCAGCGATCAAAGCCGCCTGCTGCTGCACAAGAGCAAGAAGCGGGGTGACCAGCATCTGGTACGAGATGCCACGCAGTTCAGGTCCGTTATCCGTATCGTCGTAGAAGCAAATCTCACCGTTGATGAGTTCAACTTCTTCAGCGATCAAGCCATACTGAATCGGACCATCTGGCTGGTCGGTGTAGTTACCGTCAGCGTCCTTAGCGCGGTATCGGAACGTGACCGGGCGGAGGTACTTCAACCACTCGACGTCATCGTTATCGACAATGTTTGTCTTAGCCGCTTCCAATGAAGCGACATATCCAATAAGACCAGTGTTATCTATGTACAGGTCACGGTTAGTGGCACCGACTGTTGTTCCGTACACATTTTCAAATGTGACCTTGCCGTCATTGGCGATAGTCATACGAAGAGATGGGGATGCATTTCCAGCAGTAGTTGTCCGAACCTCAAATTTTCCGGGCATATCAGTAGCACCGGGAGTGCCGTCAGCGGCAAAACGAATATATCCACCTTCAACGTAAGAAGCAGAAGTAGCGTTATATCCATATGCCCTAAGGCCAGTCATTCCATCGCCACTAGTAATTCCGGTAGGAGTCGCAATCGTGCCACGGGACTTGCGCCCGTAAAGCCATGCTCCAGTTGTATTATTGCCAGCCATCTTAAAATCAAAAGCAGTTGTATTAGTTGTACTGAGATTAATGGAATCAGTAAATGTATCACCAGCATCCAAACGAGCAAGATTCGTCGTTGGATGCACATGATCTGTACGGCTTGCAGTGCTTCCCGTTCCTGCAGATGCAGTTCCAAGAGCAACCGGAGACGTTGATGACAGTGACGGCTGAGGCCCTGTAGGCCCAGTTGGACCCGTTGGCCCAGTCGAGCCAGTGGCTCCAGTAGCCCCAGTTGCTCCTGTCGGACCAGTTGGACCCTGCGCACCAGTCGATCCGGTAGCACCTGTAGGACCAGTCGGCCCAGTCACAGTGGAAGCAGCGCCAGTCGGACCTGTGTCACCCTGTGGTCCAGTCGGACCCGTTGGCCCTGTCGGTCCTTGCGGCCCAGTCGGACCAGTAGGACCAGTCGCTCCCGTTGCTCCAGTCCCACCAGTAGCGCCAGTGTTTCCCTGAATACCCTGAGGACCAGTGGGTCCAGTTGGTCCGGGAGGTCCAGTAGGACCAGTAACAATAGACGCCGCACCTGTAGGACCAGTAGGACCAGTCGGTCCTGTAGGGCCACCCGAAGGGCCAGTAGGTCCGGTCGGTCCTGTCGGGCCGGTCGCACCATTAATACCGATTGTTCCAGCCGGACCCATGGGACCAGTAGGACCAGTAAACGAATTGCCCTGAGGGCCAGTCGGGCCAGCGGGACCAGTCGGACCAACAGCACCGGGGATACCTTGAGATCCAGCAGGCCCAGTTGGACCCTGAATGCCGGTGTTACCAGTCAATCCCTGCGGACCAGTAGGTCCAGTTGGGCCAGCAGGAAGATTCTCAACATAACTATTAAGAGTATTGATGGCATTGATAATCAGATTCGTGTCACTCGAATGACCTGAATCTCCCGGAGTCCTATTCGGATCGGGAAGCGGTAGCGTTGGCATCAATACTCCTACGGATAGTTGTCTGTGTACTCAGCAGGATACGAGTCATAATTTGGAATCGTCTGCCAAGTAAACCCTGCGCTAGTCAAAGCCAAATACTCTTTGCTGCCAGTCTCGCACCTAAACCGACTGCCACCAAGAATAAACATATACACGTCATCTGCAGCGATCTGGTCCTGCGTAAAAGCAATCCCTCGTACCACAGTGTCATCATCGTAAATAATGATGCTTTCCTGATACGGAGGAACCGGAACACGCTGCCACAACGGAGAGATCCCGTAACCGTATGGACGACGGTTCGGATAAGTCTCGCGTCCAAGCAACTGAACCGTAGCCATGTCAATAACCTCTAGCGCATCCCACGCTTCATGATCGGCTTAGTCGTACCAGCCTTCTTCGTGGCGTTCTTCATCATGGAATTCTTCGGCATCCCCTTAGCAGGCATAACCTTCTTGAGAGGAGGAGTATTCATTGGCTTCTTCATTGTCACCACTTCACCTTGTCTGCCCAATAGGCCGCTGACATCTTGCCCTTCGAAATGTTAGAAGCGTGACGGGCCTTGAATGACTCGCGCCGCTTCCGGTAGGACGCCGACTCCCCAGACTTCTTAGGAGAACCAGACACGCCCTGCTGCCCAAACCGAATCGTCTTCACCTGCGAACCCTCCTTAGCCACAACAATGTGTGACTTCTTGGGATGGTTCGGGGTGCGCTTTGGCTTGTTGAAGCCCGTTACCCCGGCCCTTGCGAGCCGGGGATCACGAGACGACTTTGAAGTACTCATCACCAAGGCATTGAACCAATGTTCTTCAACCTAGTCCGAATAGCATTTTCCGCTGCAACAGCGTTCGATGCCTTCTTCATGCGGCGACTATTCGGCTTGTTGATAGAAGCAATGTTCTTGGCCTTGGCCTTTGCAGCAGCGCGAACAGCCCTCGACGGCTTAGCGCTGCTTGTTTCACCAAGACTAAACCGACTATTTGAACTAGGTGTAGAGGAAGTATTAATTCCCTTTGTCGTAGCACCGGGAGTTCCAGAACCCCTCCCCGTGGTTGGAGCAGATGCATTACGTCCAGCCCCATAAAGAGAACTTGGAGTAGAACGAAGTTTTCCTGAAGAATCGTAGTACTTACCAGTAACACTTGTCCGAGGAGCGGCCTTATACTCCCTAGGAGTAATATTTGCCATACGCTTATTACGCGCGGCAGTAGCATCAGCAGCCAATTGGCGTGATGCCTTGCTCATAGGCTTATTAATATCCTTGATGGTCTTAGCAGTCCGACGCGCCGCGCTTCCAGCACTAGACGAACTACTACCACGGGTTCCGCCACCAGAAGAGGTGGCCCGTCCCGGCGTTTCCGGTAGACGCTTTGGCATTTGATTTACCTACTTTCCACGACTGCGGTAGGGGGAACCAACTCCGGGCATGCTTACCCGGTTCTTCTTGATTTTCTCTGAATTCGAATAAGTGCCCTGAGTAGTTGTGCGAGGACGACCATTCGGCTTCTTATTGATCATATTCGTTGTATTAGCAGGCCTCTTTGCCCCACCACCAGTAGAAGGATTGACTCTCATTCTGTCTACCTCTTTCCCTTAGAAGTCTTCTTGACACGCTTCTGCTCACTCATCGCGATAGCGATGGCCTGCTTCCGACTTTTAACAGTCGGACCCTTCTTACCCGAATGCAGAGTCCCAGTCTTGAACTCGTGCATTACTTTCTGCATTTTTGACTTAGCCATTTCCCGCCCCTTCAAGCCGGGTGCCCAACCCCTAAGGGAAGGACACCCGGCCTGTTAGTTATGCAGGGGCCAGAAGACCCGGAGCCGTCTCGATACGGACCAGAGCCTCAGCGCGGAAGATGCTGTAGCCAACGAGGTGGTACCAGCCGACGCTGGCGAACCGCTTCAACTTGTCCACAACGGGCGACACCACAACTCGCGGATTCGGGCCGAAACCGGGAGCATCGGAGTACACCTTGGCGAGCGCCTCAGCGCCCATCAGGTAAGCAACAGCCGGGTCACCAACGCCGGGGGTGGCGAGGTGGTTGTTCACGACGATGCGGACACCCTCGTAGGTGCCGATCTCGCCCATGAACACGCTGTTGCCCTCGGCCCCGTTGTTGCGGGCTACCTGATAGCGCCAGCCCGTGTCCGTCGTGTCAGCCTTAAGGTGCTGAGCAACGTTCGGGGAGACAACCAGAACGTAGTTCCCGCCACGGAACGGACGGACATTGTTACCCTGAAGGTAAGCCATGCCCTCCTGCAGCAGGTACGAGTTCAGGTAGTCCGACACAGAACCGATTACCTCAATGGTGTCGGTGCTGGCGTCGTCGTAGGTGACCGTAGCCGCGTCGAGCGCCTGACGGGCCAGCGTGTCAACGGAGATACCGGCGTTGTAGCCGACACGCTCAGCGACCAGCGGGTCAATCGGGATCATCGACGTGCCACGCAGAAGCGCGGTGGTCGTGACAGCAGTGCCGTACTCGTTCATGCCGACCGAAAGGGCCTTGCTGTCAAGGGTGACGCTGTCCACGTCGATGTTCTCCAGAAGCGGGGTGATC